GCAATTGGCTGACTACGTTGAAGCGAAAGGTGCGGAACTGGAAGACGGGATTCTTAAAATAAAACTAGAATACTGTCCACCTGAAGATAAAAGGCCGAAAAAAATTTCTATAAAATAAGGGATATCAAAAATTACAACGCGTCGCGCGTATATCCTACATTTTCGGGGACATTACATCCCCGAAAATGAATACGGGTTATTTTCTTAAACCCATTGTTGAATGAAGTTGGGAATATAAGGATCTCATTTTTCCAACAGTATTATAATTTTGTTTATTATCGTACCATGCTTCACGAACATGATATAACAAAATATAACCATTTTTCTCCCACGCTTTTGTAACTTTATCAAAAGGAATAGACCAATTAAGTTCTTTTCCATCATCTTCTATAAACCATCTAAAAGATGAAATAATTGGAAAAGCAAATGACCTGTCTAATTTATATTTCGATTCTTGGTTAATGAAATAAAATTGATGAGCTTCTTTCTTTTTAGTTTCTGTTGCATTCCATGCAGCAGCTTTTCCTCCACCTTTGTTCCAGAGATGTCTATACCCTCTATATTTTTCATCTCCACAAATAATAGTTTCAAATAGAATAAGGCACTCTTTAACAATAGGCACCATTGCCTGGAAAGCATCAGGATTCTTAATAAAAGTATTTAACACCTTTGCACTACTATTATAAGCAGACGTAGGTTGGCTAAAGTTTTCATTAGGAAATAATCTGACATTTAGGGTATATAAAATACTCAAAATTTCCCTTACATCATAAGGTCGATTTTGGTTTTCACTGAAAGCAATTTTTTCAGTTAATTTTTCACCCAGGCATTTTTTAAGCCATTCAAAATTTCCTTTTAAATTTTGTAGGCTTTTTTCATGCACTTGTATAGAAGTATTTAACCCCTGAGAAATTTGATGAGCTAGCTCATCATCAACTCCAGTTAAAACCTCTATAGTAACATATTGATGATCAGTTATTGCTTCTGGATTATTCTTCATATTTCTTCCAATAATGGAATAAGTATGATTGCCATTAGCAATTCCTTGTTTTTTCTCATCATCAATAACTAAAGTATAGTCTTCTAAATTTCCTATACTAAAGTTTTTCTTTACTTGATCTGCGATAATAGTAATTCCACTATTTTTCTGATGAAAAATATTAGCAGTTCCATTTTCGTTAAGTAAAGTTTTTTCGACTTCCTTATAAATAAGTCTGTTAGTGTTAGGTACTCTAGCATTCACATTTTTATAAGGTAGATCCAAAGGCAAACTTTTTACAGGGCATAAAAAAATATGCTTTTTGATATAATTTGCGTTAGGATCGGGAATTGTCCGCGAGTATTTTGCGGACAGTTTGTATGTTTGAAGACACATGTCTTCCTCCTTATCATTATGGGCTTCCGCCCGGTTTATTATACTCATCTCATACCGAGATGGTATTTCAATTTAAGTATATAGGATATTATATATATTTGTCAAGCCCTAAATCCAAGCCTTAAGTTCTTCGCCCATAATTTCAGTGGCGATGTTAACTTTTTTGCGGAGGGACTTCACGATTTTTTCGTCGATAGTATCCTCCGCAATAATATCAATATAAGTCATAGGTTTTTCTTGACCAATACGATCAATTCTTGCTTCAGATTGTTGGCGCTTTTCTAAATCATATCCATTCGAATAATAAATCATGGTAGAGGCACCTGTGAGAGTAATTCCATATCCCCCGGTCTGTGTGGTGCCAACGAGGAATCTAACTTTACTTTCTGGGTTCTGTATTTTCTTAATTGCTTTCTGTCTGTCTTCAGCCGTTGTATCACCATAATAAGTTACCACAGACCCTGGATACCGTTTTTCAATAGACTCTACAATTGTGTCAATATCATGACGCCAATGTGCCCATATAACAGCTTTACCTTCCATCTCCTCAAGAACATCCATTAATTCTGTAATTCGATTACTTTTTATATTTTGCACTGAATCATCATCTGCTTTAAAATGACCACAAGTAATTTGTTGTAATCGCATTAATTGAGTGATTACATTCATTGTAGTTACCATCTTGCCATTAAGCGTAGCAAGCGCTGTTGCTTTCATTTGTTCGTACACTCTTTTTTGTTCCGGTGTAAGTTGTATAACCCTTTTCATATAAGTTTTAGGCGGAAGATCTAAACAATCATCTTTTAAAACACGATAAGAAAAAGGTTTAAGTGTTTCTGATAATTCAGCTAAATTTTTATAACCTGCAACAATCTGCACAGAACGACCACCAAAATTAGCAGTTCGCATTTCTGCATATCTATTTCTAAAAGCATAATAAGAAGTAAAATCTAATAAATAAGGATCTAAGAAGGCGCATTGTGTATATAAATCCAATGGAGATTTAGTAACAGGAGATCCGGTCAAAATTCTTCTATATTTACTCAGGTTGGATAGTCGCAAAATATTTTTAGTTCTTTTAGCTCCTGGATTTTTAATGGTTGTAGATTCATCAATAGCCATTAGTGTATTATGAGCTGATAAAAATTTAGCAGCAAAGGTCACTCCTTTAACAGTGGAAAAAGCTTCGACATTCATGATGAGAATGTGAAGATCAATTTCTGGCTTAAATAAAGACTCTAATTTTAATCGTTGTTTTTGATTAATTAAAGCTTTCCATAAAACTGTTTTCTTTTGAATATGATCTACCATGTGGGTGGGTATTTCAGAGTCAAACCAATTTTTGTATACGCCTTTTGGAGCTACAATTAAAACACCATTAATCTTACCTTTATCATAAAGCATAGAAATATTATCCAGTAATACTTTTGATTTACCGGTCCCCATTTCCATGAAATAGGCAAAAACTTCCTTATTCCAGGACATTTCAAGCGCTTTTAATTGATGCGCATATGGCTTCGTTTTAAATTTATAATTCATTTTTACTTTCTATTGACATTATATATAGAATGTCCTATATAATGTCAAGAAAGCAATTATGGAAAAAGAAAGTATAGTTTACGTATTACAAGAGTTGCCTGGGACACGAATAGGTCGTCCTAAATTTAATATTATGGGTGCTCAAAAATATGGAAAACTAAAAGTTCTTTTAAAAGAAGATACACAAATTATTTTAAGTCCAGGTCCTGTAATATTTGAATTAAGAAGATTGTTGAAAGATTTCAACTCTAACGATTATTTATTATTATCAGGAGACCCATCCGTTATTGGATTGGCATGTGCGATTGCATCTGATATAAATAATGGGAGATTTAAATTATTAAAATGGGACAGACAAGAAAAAGTGTATTATCCATTAGAAATAAACTTATATGAGAAAGGAACAATTGATGAATAACATTGATTTTGAGAAAGACCAAACAGAAGTTTTGGATAGAACAGAAAACATAAAATCTCTTGCGAACCAAGTTAAAAAATTAAGAGATTTAGAAGATGAAGTTAAAGCGGATGAACAAGCTTTAAAAGACAAAGAAAAAGAAATTGAAAGAATTTCAGGAGAAGTTATTCCTACACTTTTAAGTGAAATGGGATTATCATCTCTCAAACTTGCAGATGGATCTGCAGTTGATGTGAAACCGTATTATTCGGCGAATATCTCTTTAAAGAATAGAGAATCGGCGTATAGTTG